ACGCTTTCTTCTATCAGCCGTAAGTTTTCCTTTTGAGTCGCCTTTACTAGAGATACTACCATAACCCCAGTTCTCAGGATCATTGTGATGCTTAGGTAAATTACTTCTAGTATCTAATGGATCCGTCCATACAGTATCTCTATCAAATGTAGAGCGTTTTTGTCCTGGATCTTTTTTAGGTCTTTCTTTTATACCGTATCCATAATCTATGCTGTCGTAATCGTCACTGTCGCCTTTCTTTTGAGTAAACAATTGGCCTTTGTATTTAGGATCACGCCATTTAGCAGATTCTTCCATGTCTTCATAATCTTTAGGATCATGTTCCTCGTAGTGGTAGTACTCTAATGCCTCTTGATGACTCCAACCGTATTTTCGCATTAAGTGTCGAATTTTTTTCTCTTCGTCGTCCTCGTGATGAGCATTTTCTTTTACGTCTTTCTTAGACATTTTTTCACTTTCACGTCGAGCTTTATCGCTCATATGAGTTACTTTACCGCGACTATCTTTCTTTTCGGCTTTTTTCCACTCGCCTTCTTCCTTCCAACGAACTACATTGCCATGTTCATCTTTTTCTTCTGTACGCTCTTCTTTTATAGTTTCGTACATAGTTGTCAACTTATCAACTAACGATTCATGCATTGGATGTTGTAGTGCATTTGTTCCTGGAGCGCGAGCTAAAGGACTTACTTTGCCTTTGCTATTCATATCATCGCCGCTGAAAGTAACAGCATCAATACCGTGTGTATGATGACCTATATCACTGTGAGCACTGTTGCCCCAAGTTTCGCTGTCATCGCCCATTTCTTCTTCCATGCCAGTATAACACTCTTCTTCATCTTGAGCATGTGACATTGCCTTAACCATATCACCCATAATAGGTTCTTCTGTATCACCATCGTGTGGTTCGCCAAACAATGCGTGACCGCTATCGCTGTCTTCACCGTCTTCGATGTCTTTAAGAATATTCATTAGACTACGAACACCACCTGCACCTGAGCCATTTAGGCTAACGTTCATTGTAACATTGTCTTGTTGCTTAGGCGGCTCTTGATGACCCATCATACCTGGCAAGCCCATTGGGCCGCCGATAATTTCGATACCTTCTTCATTGGCAGGACCATCTGTGTGCACAGGAGCAACTGGCTGTGCGTTTTCATCTATTGCTCTGATTGTTTTATATAGGTCGTTAAAATTCATTATCTTGCTCCGTGCATTGGGTCTGGAATCTTGTTATGGTGTGTACCAATTGCACTGGTTGTACCAAATTTTGTTCCTATGGTCTTGGTTTTATATTCTTTAGCAGCACCTGGTACACTGTCAGCTAACAACTTATCATTGATGCCTTTTACCTGTGTGCCATGATGGTGTTCTTTATTCAGTTCTTTCAAAAAATTCATATTGTACTTTTCACCGTACATACTACTGTTGTCACTAGGTTCGTAGTCAGTTCCTACAATTGCTTCATGTGTTCGTTCGTCGTGTTGATGATTAATTACATGTTCTGCTTCTTCACCAAGGGTTTTTACTTTAACATTGGCTTGTGCCATGCCCAACCCGCTAGCAACACGTTCGCGAACTTGCATACTATTTGCTGGATAATTAAGCGTGACATCAAAAATTGTCATGCTAATATTTTTGTGTTCAGGAAATTCGTTGTGACGTTCTTGAATTGGAGTACGACGTGCAGCACTAACACTGGCCACGTGAAATTCTGCTAGTGCGCCTTTGATTTGTGCTTGGCAATCTTTAGGACATTCGCCAGCAATTTTTACTTTAAATTCGTAAACTTTTTTGCTTTCTGTTAAGTATTCTTTAAATGATTTCATAGTGTAATCCCAGTATTGTATTTATTTCAAATTCTTTAATTTTTCCAGTAGGCTGTTGCGATCTGTAATGATTACGCCGTCACCTTGCAAGGTCACACCTTCATCTGCAGTATTTGCATCTTGATCTAGTTTTTGTTTTTTCAATTGCAAATCAATCATTTTTAATTTTTTATCTAACTTAGCACTTTTTGCATCAATAGCATTTTTAAGCATGCTGGCCGCAACTTCAAACATACGTGCACTATATCTAGCTTCAACATTCATTCCTAGATCCATAATATCATCGTAGGCTTCTGTAGCTTTTTTAGCAAGTTCATCTAGTTCAGCGTCGCCTGCATCTCCTAGACCTTTTACCTGTGGAAGTGCCGCAGATATTTTATCAAATTCAGAAATGTCTCGGATAAAAGGTTCTGCTAGTTCTGCTTTTTTAACTCGCTTTTCTTCTTCCTTAACAATTTTCTTGCTTTCAGGTAAGTTTAAAATTTCTTCAAGTCTTTTGGTCATACACTTACTTATGTTTATACTTGACTGAATATATCATTTTCGTTTAGCACACGGAATTTTAATCCCTGTTGTTGGCACCAGAAATTAGCAGCTTTCCACTTAGCTTGATTTTTAACGTATTGCGCTTGATTATACTTGTTCTTGCCTACACGCTCTAGAATAGTTTGACTAGCTGGTTTTATTTCGATTAATTCTGTTAGAATTCTATTATTCTTATCAAGATACTGTATAAAAAAATCTGGCACATATACTGTTTGTCTACCAGTCAATGGGTCTTTGTAAGGAATTTGTATTGCTTCACTAGCCCATTTGAGTATAGATTTGTTAGTATCGCAGAAATTCATAAATGTAAGCTCCCAACTAGAACGATAGGTGGGCTGTTTAGTTCCTACATATTTTGCAGGATTTTTCATTACAAATTTTCCGCGAGCAAATTTTGCCATATTAGATTAAAATGTTTCTAGCTTCAAATGTATTATCTACTGTAGCCGTTCTATAACCTAACAAACTTGTCTTATCTCTGCTGGCATTCATAACTTGTGCAACCACTTGACTAAGTTGTACATCTGTGAGACTTTTTAGTGTATCTAATAAAGTAAAAACATCGACATTTTCTTGCCTTGCTTGATTAAGCATTACTACAGCAACACTTCCTGCACCTAATTGATCAAAGCCACGTTTTGTGAAAAATGCAATAGTTGCATCAATTTGCGCAGCAGGAAAACTTACAGGGTGTGCATTACTTTTATAAAAAAAAGATTTAACACTTTCTGTTGTATTATTTTTGGTTGTACTTGGTAAATTGGTTGTGGTCATAATTAAAAGTCAAAACTGTAATCGTCTGTGCTACCAGAATCAAAATTGCTGCTAGGATTATTATCAGTGCCTGTGCCTGCATCTTGATTCCATGGCCCTGCTTCATCAAATCCGCCAGCATTATTTTCTGACTGTGCCGCAGCAATTTGATCTTGTGTGTTTGCATCTTCAACTGCTTGTTGATTTGCATCTTCAGTAGATTGTGTTGTATCCTCTTCTTCAGATGATGGATCGTCTCCTTCGTTAGCTGAGTCTGTTCCAGTTGTGCCAGCTTCAGTATTGCTAGAATCAGTTTTATTAGCGCCTGGGAAGGAGAATCCTGAAAGTCCGCTGACAGCACTGCCTATTAGACTAGCAACACCTTTAATTGCTGCACCTATCAATGGAGCAGCGGCCGCGCCCACAGCTGCACCCACTACCAGACCGTTTGCACTTTGATAATTGTTCACTGTATTAAGTGCATTTCCTAGTATACCTGGTCCTAGTAAATTGCCAATACTTATGCCAGCAAGACTAGGACTGTTGCCGCTTGTGCCGCCACCTAGTGGACTAGGATGATGATCGTAGTGACTTTGTGCAAATCCTTCTGGATTTCCATCTTCCACAGCTCCTGTTTCGTAACTGATAGCTTCGTATTCAATTTTCATGTCTACATCGTGCACGCCGGGTCCTGCATAATCGACTCGATTATGATTAAAACTTTTTACAATTGGATTCCATACTTGATACATTACGTATTCGTGGCGAGCCATTTGATAAATCTTAATATAATTTAAAAATGGAGTTGTGCTACCGTTATCTAACCCATAAGGCACCGGCATGGCTAGGCTATAAGACTTAGTTGCATTTCTAGAATAGGCACCTGGCGCGGTTGCACTCAAAGGATCGGCATAATAATAACTATAGTAGGATTGCCATAGTTGGTTAATTAATCCCATGTTATCGTCATGAAATTTAATACCTATTTCTCCGCCTTTATGACGATACTGTGTTACTTTTCTTCGATTATATTGATTTAGTGTTTGTGTTTCTACAGTATAACTTGGTAAATCAATACTCTTGACCAACATGCCTATTTCTTCTCCATAGGCTTGCACTAGCTGTGCATTTTGCAATGCAGCACGATTTATACCAAACGCCACGTGAAATAAGAACTGGTGCTTAGGTGCTAGCCTAAATTGATCAACATTGAACAAATGATCAGCATGTTGCTGATCTCGTAAAATAGTCGATCCTGTATTATTAAAATTGTATGAGGCCATAACTTTATTTATCGGAAAAAATAAAGTACGTAGTTAACTAATTGAGATAATAAAACCCACCTAAGTGGGTTCTACTATTAACTACCTAGAACACTAGTTCCGCCTGGGAATTTCTGTACTGTTTGAACTGCACCAACACCATTACTTGGAGTTGTTTGTAGTGCATTGTCATATCTGATACTTAAATCAATCATAACTGGACCATTTTCACTATATTTTAGATCGTTATAGTTAGATGATTCAATGTAGCAACCATAAACTTCCCACACTTCTAAACTTGTAGGAGTTGTTGAGCCGTTGCCACCGTCTAGCATTTCAATACGCATAGTAAACTTGTAATCCAAGCCACTAGCTGCACTACTTTGTTCGAAGAAGTCAAATTGTTTCTGAATTTGTTCGCCGACTAAGGTAGTAACTGCATTAGTAGCATCGTCACGTAGTTTAACTGTGATTGGTTGCCATTCTGGTTTACCGGCATAGTTGATTTTACTGTTGTAAACGTCAATAACTGTGTTTGTAAACTTAACGTTTGGACGGACAGTTTCTTGAACTTGTTTTGTTAGTTCAGTAGTGCTGCCGCTTGTGCCAAAGTTTTCAAAGCTGAGTCTGAAACGATACTTCAGTTTAGGCATTAACATACCCTGACTGCTTGCGCTTTGGTCAGATGCTAATGGTACTGTAAAATTTGATAGAGCTGCGATTGCCATTTATATTCTCCTAATTATTTTCCAAGACCTTTAATTGCGCCAGTGTTTTCTAAACGCAATGGAATATAGATAAATTCAACAGCTTTCACTGGTTCAATAGCTATATCGACATGGAGTTCGTTCGCATCAATTCTGGCTGGTGTGTTGTTGCTTGAGTCACAAACTACTAGGTAGTCGTACAAAGCACGTTGGCCAACTAGTTCTAACAAGAACTTCTCAATTTGTTGTTTGATCTCATTACGAGTAATGGTATCATTTGGTTCAAAGATGAACGGTTTAGCAATTACATTCAATTGATAACGCATGTAAATTACTAAACGTGCTACGTTGATACGATCTAAGCTGCTAGCAACTAATTGACGTGTCTTTTGACCGTATGCAACTAGACCTGTACCAGCTAGATATGTAATTGGATTAACATGAACAGCTGCTAGTGTATCACGTTGGCCAACATTCAATGCTATAGTCTTGAATTCGCCTGTTGCACCGTCTACATAACCTACGCTGCTTGCGTTAGTTACACCACCGCGACGTACACCAGCTGGTGCAAACCATGGATATGAAACATTGTCGCTTAGAGCAATTGTACGCAACATAATGTGGCTTGGAGGGACAACAATATAGTTACCTGTTAAGTCACTGGTATAGCCCCATGGATAATAAACAGCGCTGTAGGCATAATTTTCAATTAGGCCTTGCTCGCCATCTACTGCTGCACCCGCTGTATTGTTACCCCAGTTGCTTAGTGTTGTAGCATCTGATTTCAAACGAGCTGGTGTGTCAGCAACAATAAATGCTGACTCGCCGTTGTCTGTATTCAAGCTGATTAAAGCACTTGTTGTTTCTAGATATCCTGGGCAACTTAACAAATTAAAGATAACTGTTTCTGGTTGACGGATATTTTGATTTTCGTTGATTGTGGCCAACAAGGCTTTTAATACAACAGCACGTTGAGCCTTACGTCCAAATTGTCCAACGCCATTCAAATCATTAGGTGCATCACTGACCCAACGATCTGGATAGAAATAAGTCATTGGTTGACCTTCTGGATAATCTCCGTTATGTGTATAACGTGTATCGTTAGCACCAGTGTCTACATAACCAGCAACATATTTCTTAACGTTAAATCCGCTACGACGTAGATTCCATAACAATGTACCTTTTGGATATAGTGCAGGATCTGGACAATCAAAGTCAACAAAATTGCTTACAAGTAAGTCTGTGATTGCACTCGGTGTACCACCTAATGTTACACCGCCGTCTATGTTCCAACGTGCGTCAGCAAAAATAATGCCTTCGTTTGTCAAGTGATCTGTATTGTCAACTAATACCCACTTATTAGTTACACCGTTGTACTTGTAAATTGTTGGGAAGTTTTCAGTATCTTGTGGATCAATCCACAAATCACCGTTAGCTAAAGGTGCTCCACTGCTTTGTAATGTAGGCTGTGTTGCACTAATAATTGGACCATTAGGATCTGTTGGTAATCCGCCGCCAACTGAATAAATCTGTTGATAGTATGCAGCTGCTGTTGTATCTTTGTAGCCTACCCATTCGGTACCATTATTAAACATGATATCAATTTCTTCTAAGAATGTATCATACCACAATGTACCGTCTGCAGGAGTTGTAGTTATAGCAGTAACTGATGGTTTAGCAAATCCTACCGCGCCAACAGTACTTGACCATAGACTTGCAACATATGTGTCTTCATTGCCCCATGTAATACCACTTTCTTCACCTATATCTATAATTGCAGCTGTTACATTATAGTTAGCTGTAGTTCCGACAGTAAACAATTCACTTAATGTGTTGTTATCGTAGAAATACATATCACCACCGTTGGTGTGTGTAATTGTAATAGAATTATTGGCATTACGTACTGCTGTGACTGCTGTGCCAGCTACAGTTTGTAGAATAGCTGCCACCAATGCTTGCGAATCGACCACTGCATTACCTACTGCTGTAAACGAAACAACACCTGGATCTCCTTCTGCGCCGCCCATGAACTCTGCTGATAAGTTTTTGCTTCCAGTTTCTGAGCTAGCAATGAAGAACTGATACAATGTTTCAGCTGTGAATGTATTATTAAGGATAATACTACTAGTAATAGCTGTTTCACCTGTTCCTGTACGACGATATAGTTTAAAATCGGCATATGGAGTACTTGGATGTTCGTCATCGTTGTATTTTACAAATACTGTATCAGTCGGCAAGTTAATGCCGCCGCCAATAGGATCTAGTGCAGCTAATGCTTCATATGTTGTTGCAAACAATTTAACAGGTTGTGATACCCATGTTTCAGAAGTAGCATTATAGCGTTTAACGATCCAATCTGCTCCTAGATTTACTGGAGTTGTTTTAACCCAAACACTGCCAGATGGGTAACCATTTGCTGAACCTGCTGTTGCAAATGTACCGTACTCTGGTGGTTGATAATGTGGGCTGATTGTTAATGCAAGCGGCATGTAGAATTTACTTTGTAAACCTACTTTAGCTACAGTTGAACCAGAAAGTGTAATACTTCCTGTTGGATTGCTATTAAACCCTTCTGCTGTACCGTCAGAATATAAATTCAAATAACCGTTGATAGCGGCCGCTGTGATTAAACCAGCTGAACCGCCAATATTTGCTGCATTGATCGCTGTGGCCAAATCAGCCACGTTTGTTACATTGCCAACTGGAACACCATTGATGAAGATGTAGTCACCTGCTGGAGTTAATTCACCGCTAAGACCGTTCAATGAAAGATCTAATCCAGAAATAATTAAACCGTTAGGGCCGTTATGACCAGTAATTGTACGTCCGTCTAGTGCTGTGCCAGTACCGGTAACAACCCAATTGTTAACTAATAAGCTAGAACCATCGTACATGCTGGAAAAGTTTCCGCTAGAAATATGTAGTGTAGTTCCTAAGTCTCCTGATCCGCCCCAACTAGAGCCGCCAGGAGTACCGTCGACGTAACCAGTAAATGCCAATGGGCTACCGGAAGCTGCTAATAGTGTTGGATTAGCAGCTGAACCTGTTGCTGCTGGTTGGCTTAGTGACCACTCTGGACTACCTACTTTAACCCATGTACCAGCGGCTGTATCAGTTTGTGGTTTTTTGTACCATAAAATGTTTAGTGTAGTTACGCTAACCATTGCATAATCGCCAACAGCGCCGACGCTGTCTAATGGAGCATAAGTGCCACCTTCTACGTCAACTAATGTTGCGTTTGTAATAGTTGTAACTTTTTGATGTGCAAATGTTTGGCCGCCTTTTATTTTAACAGAATCACTGTTCCATTCAAATACGCCGAAGTTAGAACCACCTAGGTCCAACCACCATGTGCCATCTGTAGGCAACCCTGTAGGAATAGTTGCACTACCTACTAGTTGTCGTGTATCTATGTCAGCACGTACTACATACGCACGGTTGCTTACGCCTAACAAGCTATATGCAGCTTGCAAGCCGTATTCGTTCAATTCACCTGCGTGAACTGGATTGTTTTCAGCATCAGTTTGGAAGTAAGGAATACCAAAAGTATTACCGAGATCCATTTGACTTGTTAGCAAGTATACTTTACCTGCATTTGCTTGTAGTGTACCAGGAGCGACGCCAGTACCTGCAGCATTTAGTTTGTCTTGTTGACTTGCGACAACGATTAAAGGAACGGTTCCTGGGGCGCCAGGAGTGTAGAAACTTTCGTCTACTACTGTTACGCTTACGCCGGGTGAACTAAGTTGAGCCATATTTTTATCTCCATGAGTGCATGTTCTTAATGTATTTATAGCATTTTGAATTTTCTGGTGTGTTATACACCTATGAAAAGGTTTTAAAAGGCCAGGTTTTCGTTAAATATATGCATGAGACCACTATGCAGTTGCGGTATGCGCCCTACCGCTGTTAACTACAAAAAGAATGGAAAAACATTCTACAGAAGTATGTGCAACACTTGTTTAAAGCAAGGTGTTAATGCTGGAGTGCCTAAATGGTTCTTGTCAGGGTATAGGCCCAAGAGCCAATGTGATAAATGCGGATTTAAAAGTCCGCATAGAGAAGTGTTTACTGTGTTTCATGTGGACGGCGAACTGAATAATTGCCGTCCTGCTAATTTAAAAACTGTATGTGCGAACTGTGCTCGTGTTCTGCACAAGGAAGGTATTAAATGGCGACAGGGAGATCTCGTTCCAGATTTATAACTTTCTGTACCTTAGCGTAGAGGTCATCGATACTGGTATCATTAGTCAGTACATGATCAAAATTAGTGCCTACCCAAGCTGTTTCGCTAGCATGAATCTTGAGTTTATCCATTCGAGTCTTGGCCAATAACCAGTTGATATGATGATCGCCTGCGTTCATATCTATAGCATCTTGATACCATTCAGGTTCATCACCGCGTCGTACACGGATAACAATACCACCGGCATTTTTAATTGATTTAATTTCGTTAGGAAATCTACAATCGCTGATAACAATGTCATCTAGACTGTTGCGTAGTTTATTTTCTAGTGCAGCAATCCACATGTCATCATGAAACCCGTTACGGCATACTTCTGTACCCCATTGTTGTAGAATCCAACGGGGCGTTAGTTCAGGCATATTAAGACGATTAGCCCACCAAGTGTCCACTTGTTCTCGCCACTCACGGGCTTGTTTTGTGCGGCCTTCGAGCATAGTACGGTCCCAACCGAATACCACACTGACAGCATCCTTTAGGCTATTGGCAAAACTTTCTCGTCTATAACCATGGAAATTAACTAGATAATCAGCAATAGTATCTTTGCCAGAACCGATGAAACCGCACACGCCTATGATCATAGAGCCCCCTAAGTTAGCTCTAGTATATAACAGTTATATTACAAGGTCAAGAAATTTCTTAGCCAAGAACAAAATAATAGCCCGAACCGCCAGCAGTATAGTCCATTAATTCTTTGTCTAATTTTTCAATTTCTTCTTTACCGGCACTTAAGAGTGCTGTACCATTTAGTGTAATTGGGCTTTGCGGACCTGCTATGCTTGCAAACTTACTACGTGCTTCGCCTAGAATCAGTTTAGTTGTTGCCAATGTATAATCTTTGAGCCATTGCTTGGCATAAACATCTTGTAGCAATACCCAATCTGGGCGGAAGTTGTAGCATTGTACTAGTATTTGTTCGCCTTGGGCAAACGGACGTTGTAGTATAGTTAAGATATGGCTAGTAGGTTTCCATTTAAATTCAATATAACTACCAAACATACGGCCTACTAGTTTTTGATATCCAGCAAAAGCGTCGTACGTTGCCAAGCCGCCCATCATGCTTCCACTCATTAGATAAGTGTTAGTATAAGCTAGATTAAACGGTTCAAATAGCGTACCACCCGCACCAATTCCACTTCTTGAGCCAATAGCTCTACGAAATACTTGACGCACTTCGATAACTTCATCAGGTAATCTATATTCATTTTGATCCTGTATTAGCTCAAGGAACATGTAGCTTTCTTCTACACTGTTAGGACTACGTTGACGATAACGATTTAGTGCACGATCTAATGCTGTTTCAACGTGTATAGGATCTAGTTCTAGATCAATCATACCGTCGCCCAGCATGGTTTTTACATACTGAAATACATGATTTCGTTCAGCTGTACTATTGCTTTGTGTACTTGGTGCCTTATCGTCCATAATTAGTTCCTCTATGATATTTATCTGTACCATAAATACTAGTATGCCACGCTTATCACTTTATAAACCCGAAAAAGGGCAAGATTACAAATTTATTGACAGACAAGTGTCTGAAATGTTCCAAGCTGGAGGTACTGATCTCTACTGGCACAAGTATCTTGGATCCAACAACGATCCTTCAATGGCCACAGCAGATAAACCTGCTTATGCCAATACCAATCCAGCCAATATACAAGATTTGTTGTTGTTGGAAAATCGTGATAGAACCTACGATAAGGAAATTTATCGTATTCGTGGAATCTATAATGTACAAAATATTGACTTTAATCTTAGCCAGTTTGGCCTGTTTATTGACAACGATACTCTGTACATGGAAATACATATTAATGATTTTGTCAAATATGTAGGCCGCAAACCTATAACTGGAGATGTTATAGAATTACCGCACCTACGTGATGAATTTGCCTTAAACGATTATAACATTGCTTTACCACGTTACTATACTGTAGAAGATGTAGGGCGTGCTAGCAACGGGTTTAGTGTTACTTGGTTTGCACACATATATCGTTTAAAACTTAAACGTATCTTTGATAGTCAACAGTTTGCTCAGATATTTGATGCGGCAGCAACTGACGAAAACGGTGATCCAACTAATCAAACACTACGTGATGCTCTAAGTATGTATAATCAAGAGTTGGCTATTAACGATCAAGTAGTAGCACAAGCTGAAGCTGATGCGGCCAAAAGCGGCTACGAAACTCGTCAGTTTTATACACTGGCTGTAGATGACACTAATGGTAGAACTGTTATTCAAACAGCTGATCAAGATACTATAGATGCTAGTGTCGCTAGTCAGCTAGCTTCAGGTACTTACGGTGTAGGACAAAAAACAGGCTATCAAGGTTATCTAGTAGGTGATGGATATCCTGTTAACGGCTTGGCGTTTGGTTTTGGGGTTAACTTTCCTGCCAATCCAGGTGCAGATGATTTCTTTCTAAGATTAGATTTTTTACCTAATAGATTATTTAGATTTGATGCAACACTCAATACATGGATTGCTGTAGAAGATGCTGTACGCATGACTATGACACAGACTGATACAAGAGCTACGCAGAAAACAGGATTTATTAACAATACCAATTGGACATATAACGATGTTGTTGCTACTGATTATATCACAGCTACATCAGGACAAACTGTTATAAGAACACAAATTGATAGCGGTATTACAGCACCGTATCTTGTGTTTAAACTCGACTCATCGGTTCCTGGTGTAACATTGATAGATTTTGAAACTGCATTATATCAAACATTGTTTTCAACGTATGTATACACAGATGGTAACGGTGTTACTAGTAATAAATTACAAATTAATTTACCTGTAATTGATCAAATTCAACAGATATTACCATATGATGGTCAATGGGCAATAACTCTCTATAACTACAGAGAAGCACAACGTCAAAGTCTTAGCAAGGCTCTTAGACCTAAAGCAGATTTTTAAGGATAAAGAAATTGGAATTTTTTTATGATGGTCAAATAAGACGTTACATTTCACAAACAATTCGTGTGTTCAGTAACTTTGTAGTTCAGTACGGCGATGGTAGACTAGTGCGAGTACCAGTACTTTATGGAGATCCTGATAGGCAAGTTGCAAACATCATGGCTAACAACAGCATGGGCAACAAGGTCAACAGTATTCCTAGAATTAGCGTGTATGTTACTAGCTTTGCACTAGATCGCGAACGGCTATCCGATGCTACATTTATCAGCAAGATACATGTACGCGAACGTGACATGCAGATCGATAATACACCTGGAAGTCCTACATTTGGACAACCTGTATATAACCAAGATCAAGGCCGTAACTATACGGTAGAGCGACTAATGCCTACTCCATTTAAACTAACCATGAAAGTAGATATATGGTCTAGCAGCACTGAACAAAAATTACAGTTACTAGAACAAATACTAGTCTTGTTCAATCCTAGTTTAGAAATACAAACTACTGACAATTATATTGATTGGACCAGTTTAAGTGTGCTAAATCTTAACGATATTAATTGGAGCAGTAGACAAGTACCTGTTGGCAATGACAGTCCAATTGAAGTGGCTACACTAACTGTAGAAGCACCTGCTTGGATCAGCCCGCCAGTCAAGGTCAAACGTCTTGGTGTTATGACCAAGATTGTTGCCAATGTTTGGAATACCACACAACAAAGCAACGATTCTTATATAGAAGGTCTAGCATATGACCCAATCGGTCCTACTCAGTTGTTTAGTAATACTATAACAACTCTAGCTGGCACTACACAGAACAACAGTATAGAAGTTTATGCCAATCAAGTTATACTATTGCACCACGGTGAAAGTGTGTATCCTAACGAACCTAGTTTAGATGTTGAGCCAGTACGACGCGGAACACCGTTAAGTTGGTTAGAGTTTTTATCTACTGGCCCTGGCAAGTATGTTGCAGGTGCCAGTATGATTTATCTCACACAGCCTAACGGAACCTATGTGGTAGGAACATTTGCTATCAACCCACTAGACGAAACAATCTTAACTGTAGACTGGAATCCAGATACACTTACAAGTAACACTGGTATAGATAGTGTTGGCAAACTAGAAGGTTATCCTGGTTATAATCCATCTGCTGGTTATAGACCTAATAGTCCTGGTACATTTGACGCTATTATTAATCCACAGAGTTTTAATCCTACAACCAACGGTACACCTGCTGTAGGTACTAGATATCTTATCATAGAAGACATAGGTGCACCTGGCACTGAAAATCACACACTAGCTTGGGGTGCACTGGTAGCAGGAGCTAATGATATCATCGAATGGTCAGGATCTGAGTGGTATGTGATCTTTACCGCTAGTCAGAATACCACAACTATGGTATGGCAGACTAATATATACACTGGAGTTCAGTATCTATGGGACGGTGTCCAATGGAAAAAGAGCTTTGAAGGAGAATATACGCCTGCCTTATGGAAAATAGTACTGTAAAAGAATCGATAGTTTGTAGCGGAGCATTGTTCTACGCTAAGAACACACGACGATTTTTATTGTTACAGAAAGCTCACGGTAAACATGAAGGTACTTGGGGACTTGTTGGCGGTACTAATGTACAAGGTGAAAGTCCATGGGAAGGTCTAACAAGAGAAATTCGTGAAGAAATTGGATTTATTCCTAGCATTGTTAAAACTATTCCTTTAGAAACTTTTGTCAGTAACGATCGTGTGTTTAATTTTCACACTTATCTTTGTGTTATAAACAGCGAATTTGTTCCTACACTTAGCGACGAACACTATGGTTGGGCTTGGGCAACAATAGATCGAGCGCCAAAACCTTTACATCAAGGACTTAGAAATAGTTTTTCAAATAAAATTATTCGCACTAAATTGCAAACAGTTTTTGATCTAGTTGATCTGATATAAAAAAAGCACCTTGCGGTGCTTTTTTATTTTACGCTTGAGCTTCACCCCAACGTAGAACCAAGTTAGCCAACACCGGTGTACCCTGTGTTAGATACACGTTAACAAACAGTGTGTCTGGACCATTTGGATAACAACCGCGTCCACCTATCGGAGTAGCTGTTAGTTCTTTCAATGGTGTTAGATCCAATGAGTCCTTGTTTGCTGGACTGGAAATAAACGAAAATACCGTTTCGCCTGGAACCGCATAAGTGTATCGGCTAAAGTTGAATGTAGTACCGTTAGGAATGTTAACCAGTAGTGCGTTACTGATTGTTACCAGCGCAGGACTAGTCTGCACGAATGTAACTTTAGTGTTACCGTAAACAGCACTAGTTGCACCTGGAATAAACACGTCATCACCTACTTGTACACCTGCTGCAATTGGGTCGCTGTTTAAGAAAATTGTTATAGAACCAATGTTAGCACCAGTTGTATATAAGGAACTTACAGTATTTTGACTGTCAAATATAATTCCTGGTCCAGGAGCTATTTGACTAAAACTTGGCTGACCAGATCCAATTAGGTTACCTGAATATGTTGTACCGTATAGGTTATTCCATGTAATATTACTTGGATTAGTTGGGAAATTTTGCGGATTCAATACCGCTTCAACTACAGTTGCAGAATTAATGTTTGTTGTACCACCTGATGTAATTTCAATGGTTTGTAACAATAACTGCGCTCTGTTAATCAAATCTTTGATACCTAAGTCACCTGTTAACCCGTTACTGACACTAGGCGCTAGACGAATAGCAAACGCACAGGTTTTCTTAGTTGAAATAGTAATGTTCGGAGCTTGATAGTTAAAAATGTAACCACGGTCAGAATCAAACCCGCCATCTTGTAAGTATGCACTACCCCAGTGCTGAATAAGTGGAGTAGCAGTTTGTGCGGTTAACACTATACCAGTACCAGCAGCATGACTAGTCGATGGTCCGCCTGTGAATGTCCTGCTTTGTCCCGCTGTAAACTCACTGTAAGAAATACCACGAGCTACACCAGTGACTGCTGGGTAGCTGGTTAGTGTCATGCTGCCACTTGGTACTGTTGTTAATGTGATTACGCTACCGGCATAGCTGGTAGCTAGTTGGATTGTACCATTGACACCACTTGTTGGAATTGACGAAATAAAATATGTTTGTCCTGCACTGATTCCACCGAATACAGTGCCTGTGAACACAACAGCTTGGTTCACTGTAAGGTTAGCTGTAGTAGCAACTGTAACTGTATTGTTTGTACTGTTAGTAGCAGTAGCCAACATAATAGTTGCTTGAGTTATACCAGTATAAGTTACTAATTCGCCATCTAACCACATGGTTACACCTGCTGGTGGAATTAATGAACCGTATGGAAGACCTAGTGAACTGCTAAGATTTAAAACAGTATCGGTAGCACCACAAGCAGCAGCTAGACTTAATCTACTGATACCATCATTTTGTACTTCGTATCTAGTAGGTTGATTACCAGAACGCATGTAAGCCAGGGTATTAACGTTGCTATTTTTAATTCTGTGGAATACCATGTAGTTACCATCTGGGCCACGTAGCATATAATCAATAAATCCTGCACCATACCAAGTCCATTGCAAGCCAATCATCTGTGCTTTGTTAACAACTAAGTTATAGCCACTTGGGTTAAACACACTGTTCGATCCGTCGCAACGATCCACGTTCCATTGATTTTGTGGAACAATAATTTCTAGTGTTTTGGTAGCAACAATACCTGCATAGGTAGTGGTAAAATTAATGATACCGCTTACAGCACCACTGTTGACCACACTGAGTGTAATAATGTAAGGATCAGTGAATACAATATTTTGGCTGGTAATAGTGTTTGTGTAGTTTGCACTCAATACCAAAGTTGTTCCGCTAATACTTACGACACTGGTGTTACCTGGAATATTTGTCTGAGTTGCAATTGAACCAACAATAATACCAGTTGTGCTTGACACTGTAATTGCATTGCCACCAACTGTTAGACTGGTTGAACTTAGCTGTGCTGTAACGTTTTGGCTAATACTGATAGTGTTTAATATAGCATCAACAGCAGTAATAGTTGTACCAGTAGGAATACTTGTACCAGTAATATTCATACCTACAGTAATACCAGTAGGAGCTGCTGTTAAGCTAATTAAACTTACACCAGTTGCTGTGGTATTACCAGTAAAGGATAAAGATACACTACTGCCAGTAGTGGTAATTGTGCCGCTGGTCAAACTACTAATAACTGCATTAGTACCAATACCAGTTCCACTTACGTTCATACCTACTGTTAGACCAGTATAACTGGCTACAGTGATAACGCTTTGTCCTGATGTACCTGTTGCTGTTGTACTAGTAGATCCAAATCCACGATAATCCGGAGCCATGTACAATAATGTATCGCTTACGACAGATGTGACCACATGAGTCATACCTTTAATAACAATCTTATCACCAGCAGTTAGTTGGCTGGTAAATCTAGTACTGCTACCAACTACTGTGTTTGAGTCAGTAGTAACTGTAATTGTTCCTGCAATCTGGAATGTGGAGTAACGCAGGCCTGCGTACATAGTCTGCCCGTCATAGGCAATATAGATACCGTTTTGATCATCAAATGTACCAGCACGCACTGTAGACCCATACCAGTTGATCAAACTAACTTGGCAAGGATCGGTAAATGTAGGTGTTGTGGTTTGTAATGACTGTGTAGCTAGTACTGTGAAATTTCTTTCGTCAATAATACTAGCAACATAATAATAACCGTTATAACCAGTACTAGTAACACCGTAAATGTTTATATAAGCATTTACTTGAAATCCATGGTCAACGTTATCTGTAGTAACAGTAATAACAGAACCTATACCAGTTCCGCTGGCACTTATTGCTCTAATATCGTAGCTAGGAGAAAATAGCGCAGCTGTATTATAGTTAATCGCTTTACCTGATTGATAACGAATATATTTTTTACTCATACGCACAGCCAAAGAACCATACGCTGGGCCGCCTGTACTTAACATCACACCGCCATCAAATGGCCTGTGTAGATAAAAACAATCTGGACGAACATATATGTTGGCTACTAGTGTGCCGGTCATCACATAAGCAGCTCTTGCTGTATATGTAATTGTAAGATTATTTGGAACTGTTTCAACGAAAAATGCGCCATTGGCCACAAGATTATTACTGTAGACAAATGTTCCAGTACCACTTACTGTACCACTATTAGCCACGCTTAGTGTAACAGTTGTACCTGCAATACTGGTAATAACTGCACCTGAACCAATACCAGTACCAGTTACACTCATACCGCCAATTAAACTAGCATTAGATCCAACCACAATAGTAAATTGACCTGTAACTCCAGATATAGTTGGAGTCACTGTGGTTGTATTACCAGTTGAAGTTACTTGTACATTGATCGTTTGTCCTGGAATAAGTCCGTGCGGAGTAGTAAATGTGGCTGTAATAACCGGAGTTGTTGCACTGTTGTATGTTAATGTCGGATAACCAATTGCAGATCCTGTGTACAAGCCGCCTTTTCTCAACACAGTATAAACTGTATTTAAAATTTGTCCGTTGTATGAACCTACTTGAGCTTTAGCATAGTAAGTTAGTGTTGTAGGACTAGGTACACTGGTAATCAAAAACGAACCTTCAGCACGACTAAATCCGCTAACAGTGGTCAAATAACCTTTAACAATGATCGGATTACCTGCTATAAAACCGTGAGCTACTGTTGTGGTAATAGTAATCAAACTAGCACCAGTTCCACTAACATTACCAGTACTGGCATCAGTGACAACTGTTAACACGTTTTGATCAGTCCCTGGAACTTCGTAGATTGATGGATAACCGCGCATTAGGTCGTAAGTCTGCCACTTGGTTGTTTGTAGTCCATACTCAAAGTCAGCGTCAAGCATACTTTGTGGAGGGCTAACACGAATACGTTCAAAAGCATCAGTACCTACGTTTGGAATCTTAACATTCATGTAGGGTTGTTCATACAACACTTGTAGTGTATCACTTGCACTCATTGAACTAGTGTCTGTTGGCAAAACTACAGTGGTATAACCGTCAGTATTTTGCAGTGCTGTTGGGAAATTAATGCTATTACTGCGTGTAAATGTTACAGCGGTTCCAGCAAATGTACTGTCTGCAAAATTGTAGATGATAACATTTTTAGTTGTGTTAGTGATTAATAAAATCTGTGATAGATCTACTTTACCTGGAAGTTGTACTGTACCAGCGCCTGCTGTGCCAGGTGTAAAAATGTAGGTTCTTAATTGTGCTTTTGCCATTTTATTTTATTTCCATATTAGTTGAGAGCTACAGCCATTGCTACAGCTCTCGCATCTACATATCGTTTGTTTGTCAAATTTGTACTAGCTGTTGGGTTTGCAGCTACATTAACACTACCAGAAACTGTTAGTGTAGTTAATGTACCAACTGATGTTAAACTGGATGCTGTTATACTACTATTTAGTGTAGTGCCAGTTAGGGTACTTGCCGATGCTGGCACAGTTATACTGGCACTGCCGTTAAAACTGATACCGTTTATTGTTACCGGAGTAAGTAAAGTTGTAGCTGTGCTGGCATTACCGATTACGTTGCCTGTTACACTACCTGTTACACTACCTATTAAATTACCAGTGATGTTGCCACTTACGGTCAAACTACTTAGTGTACCTACACTGGTTAAATTACTACTGACAATACTGGAACCAAGTGCATTTTGAGTTAACAAAACAGCTGCACCGTTTGTAATATTACCAGAGGTAAGTGTGATATTGCCTGCTGAAAGAGTGATATTGCCTGCTGATAATACAATATTTCCAGTAGAATCTACTGTATATCCTGGACTTAGAAACCCGGTAGCAGATTGTAACGGATCGATTGTAAACGGACTAACTAGGTTGGCCATGTGTGAGATTTCCTTATCGTTGTATTTATGCTTGCATTATTATTAATTAACTGTGAAATTTATAAAGCCGTTGCCTGAATTTGAGCCGTCTGAATTGCTAAAAGTTGAAATATAAGTTGAGTTATAATAGCTACTTCCGCCGCCATTCCACCCTGTATTAGTATCGTTATAGCCTCCGTAGCCGAGCCCTCCTAATGTTCCTGCTCCTGTTCCGCCTGAAGTTTGTGTTCCGCCGCCGCCAGGTGTATTTGCATTTGGATTAGGTGCCGCCACCTCCAGCTGTAATGGTCACATAACCAGTTCCTATATTACTAGCCGTTGCTGAACTAAATGATCCGGATGACGAATATGATCCTCCTCCGCCACCGCCGGTACTAGGTTTTAGTGTATCTCCAAACTCTTTGATAGACCCTGATCCAAAATGCTGTAATAAAGGCACGCTAGTCTCCGTTATGCATATTTAGACAAGCCGGCCAGTACTGTAAATACACTGACTCCGGTTTTAACTATAGTCAGTGTGTAGGCATCTATGCTGTTGGCATTGCCTGAACTAGGAGCAGTGCCGCCGAGCCATTTTGGAATTATAGTTACATTATCTATAAAATAAGTCAGTGCATAATAGCCGGTTCCACCGTTTTGATTTAGAATAACTACGCTGACACTCTGTCCAATATTCATCAAACTATTAAGAGAAATATTAGATCCGCCTGTTATATTTAAGGTAAAATTACCCGTTGATATTTGATTGAAATAGGTAATGCCGCCTGATAACACATTTATGGTCAAATTGCCTACAGTTCCTGAGTTAGTCACATTTATCTGTTCAAGCATTGGACCAAAGGTTGTTAGCCCACTTACAGTAAGAGTACTACTCATTGTAACTGATGATGCAAATGTAGCACTAGCACTGACACTTAAATTAGTAAACTGTCCAGAATTTTGAGTAATTTGTCCTACCGGTAAGTTGACTGATCCTGCACTAGAATTAATTATATTAACTAAAGAATTAGATGTAATATCGCCGGTAGTTCCGCCAATGCTAGTCACGCCAGTATTGGTTACAACTAGACTATCACCGTAGGTCGGCGCTTGGGCTGTGACTACAGCTGATATACCATTGCCTGCTACTATTTTAAAACTGCTGTTTGCCAAAGTAGCTGAACTGGTATTACCGTTGTTATCAGTGAACGTACTGTATACATTATAAGTAGGTGTGTTAATAATGATATTACCGTTGCTAGTACTTGTAGTGACGCCGCCGGTTCCATAGATACCAAAACTGTTACTGGTTGTAGTGATTGAATCGCTAGTAGTTGTAGAAATACCTTGACTTGCTATAGTTACTTGATTATTTGCAGCATTGGTAGTTAAAACAATATTGCCACCTGCTACTAGATTAAGTGTTGGTATACCACTAGTAACTGAATTAATAGTAGTTTGCCCGCGAACAGCTACCTGTGTAAGAGCTTGATTGGTAATAGTTAAAGTGTTTGTACTGGCTTGTGCTGTTGCTGTTAGTCCTGTACCTACTACAACATTTAAATTTTTTGACAAACTAGACGAATTAATACTGGGTTGTCCAGAAACACTGACAGTACTAAATCCTGGTGTAGGTTGTGCAACTACTGTATTTGTAACTTCGCTTATGCCTAAAATAAATTTAAGTTGTTGTGTTGTTTGAGCTGAGACTGTTTGCGATGTAAAACCGCCAAGAATTAAAATTTTTGTAACAGGGTTCCATGATGTTACTTTAGCTAAACTGGGAATATGACTATTTTCTACAATCTGTCCAACTAGTATATTTCCTTGTAATTCGCCGTTGACTGTAATAGTTAAACTAGTACCGGTAGTTGTAGACCAAGAACAATTATTAGCAACTGCTGGCGAGTTTATAGGTACTAGAGGTTGGCTTGCTTTTGCATAGATAGCAAAGAATGATACAATAATGCCTTGTACTTGTGTACTGGCTGGTTCCACAATCAATTGTGCATACGAGTTAGCGGCATTGCTGCGAACATTTAACAATTGCCTAGTTAGACTAGTACGGCCATGTATATTAACAGTAGTTTGCCCAGGCATGGCCACTAGAGTAACATTTATAGTTTCTCTTTCATTTAGGCCGTATTCAGCATTGATTATATATTCAGCACTGATAAAATCACCAATAGCCCACTGGTCGATCTGAGTACTGGTATAGATGGCTACATTGGTACTTTGGTATGATAAATTAGTACCTCTACTTAACTGAGCTGTAGAATTGGGTCCTTTAGTAAAGAACATGTTTGTTGGTTGCGCCATGTGAATTTCCTGTTCTTCATTATTTATCAGAATATAGTACCAGATTTCTGTGAGCACTAGTGTATCTAAAGATAATTATATTGCACACTTAAAGGTTATTATGAACAGATACGCTTATGCTTTGAACACTATGGATCTAGCCAAAACTAACAAATTCATAGGCTTGTTTCCGTGGGGAACAGTAGTAGATCCGTCCACTACAGATCATAAAAAAAGCCAAATCAGTTTTTATGAGCATGGTGTTGAATTTTTAAATCAACTAGCTGTAAAAAATATCTCGGTAGTATTATTTTTGAATCAGTTCAAACCGCATCCCTTACCTATGGATGATCTTAAAAACTTTGCAGATTCTGTGGAACAGTTTGTAATCGGTCAAGGTGTCAGTGTCATGGGCATGTATTGGTGTCCCGGCTATGACAAGAAAGATCCGTTTGTTGTGCCTAATCCTGGTATGTTTGTGCGTGTAACAGAAAATCTAGGAGTAAATTGGGCAGATATTCCGGTACTATCTACTAGCGAAGTTGATCTAAGTGCTGCAAATAAGGTAAAAGCTACACCTGTTATGATTGGCACTAAACATAACAAATATACTAGTTATGCTAGTTTAGCTGACTGGATTTCTAGCATATAATTATAAAGTACATTTGCCCAGTCGGCATGATCTTCGGCCGTAGGATGGGTCGGTAAAATGCCGCCATTCTGTATCTTTTGATATGTTCTCCAAAAAGTCTTTGATTCGTCTACTGGACAATAGTATTCGGATCCAATTAAATTGAATATGCTAGTAGCATGTAAGGGTATTTGTGTAGGATTAATAGCATCTATACCGTTAAATTGCAATACAGTTACACCTAGTTTGTTAGCTAGACTAGTTAATGCTACGCTATAATTAATCAATAATTCTATTTGATAAAATTCGTGTGCCCAGTGGTTTAAAAAATAATGATACAAACCTGTAAATTGCTTTTGTACTGAAGGATCAGAAATTTCAGCAGGACCTAAATTTAGATAAGGTCCAGATTCTTGTCCTGGATGATTTTTTTGATTGTAAATTTTATCAACTTGAAATTTAAAAGGATTTACAATTTCTATTCTAGCACGACCGCTCCATTGAACAACTACGACTCCATTAGTGCCTAGTTCGTCGACATACTTTGCCATATCTTCCATGGCTATACGAAAAATGCTACTGTTACTTCTGCCAGGCCAGCCGCGGTTAATTAACTGTTTTGCATTGAGTAATTTTCCAAACTGTGCCGGATATGCTAGTAATTTGTCTTCGGGGAGGCTTTCTCCTAGTTCGGTTATCTCGCTGCCCCAGGTCAAACTGCATCCGACAGCTAATACCCAATCTTTAGTCATTACATTTATACTGTTAGTGATCTATCTTTAAGATACATTTCATATCCTTCCATAGTGTCGGGATCGTCTAATAAGTGATGTGGTCGCCATGGATTAGATAATGTATTACTTTCCATAGACAAGTCATATGCAATACTAATTCTCAAATCGTCTCCGGTATACATTGAGCTTTCGTGAGGAATGTAGCTAGGAAAAAATATCATGCTGCTTGCCTTGGTGGCAAATGCTTCGCTTTGATCGACACGAATAGGACTATTAAGTTTTAGTGTAGTGTCATTTGTAGTAAGATAATAAGTACCACTTAGATAAGCTGTTTCGTCCGCCATGTGATGGTGCAAACTGATCCATTCACCTTTTCTTAACACATTGGCCCACGCATGAATATAAATTTTTACCCTAGGATAGTTTAACTCTTTTAAAAACAACAAATAGTTTTTTCGAACAATATGAAACAATTTCTCCATCTCGGGAGTCATAACAAAACGTTCAAGCTGATCTCCGCCTTTAACGTTTTTATCCCAGAACAAGCTGTGCTGTTTCCAATGCTGAGTATAAGCATAAGGATCTTTTTCACCTTTTGGAACTTCGCTGACTAACTTTTCTGTAGTAATCTGTTGTTCATAAACTAACACTTGTTCTGTTAGTTTTTTAATCAGTTCCGGAGACCCTTCTTTTGCCGAGTATATAGGCATTTTAAGATTTGGGGCAAAACGATTTTGAGGTTTTACTGAATTAAACCAAATGACTGCCATAGTGTTATTCCTCGGAATTGCCCATTTCCTGCAAGTTGTAAGGTACACTAATCAATTTACCAATTTCTGGCAAGTACAGATAGTTTAAATTGCTATTTCTCAGTGTGTTTAGTGCATCATCGATAGTTTCAACTAACGGGTCTCCACCAAGATTGAAACTTGTATTAAACAAAATAGGAACATTCGTTAGTTTGTAAAACTCATTAATCAACCTATAATAGTTTTTATTTTCTTCTTCTGTCACTGTTTGTATACGACAAGTACCATCTACGTGAATAATGTTAGGAATCTTGTCTTCGACACCTGGTTGACAATTAACTGCGTACATCATGAATGGGCTGGCTTCCATACCTCTGAGATCAAACCAATCATGCACATACTCTTTCATAATTGTGCCGGCAAATGGACGGAAC